GCGACGCCAACCTGAGCGACGCCCACCTGAGCGGCGCCAACCTGAGCGGCGCCAACCTGAGCCGCGCCAACCTGAGCGGCGCCAACCTGAGCGACGCCAACCTGAGCGGCGCCCACCTGAGCGGCGCCAACCTGAGCGACGCCAACCTGAGCGACGCCAAGCTGAGCCGCGCCTACCTGAGCGGCGCCCACCTGAGCGGCGCCAACCTGAGCGACGCCAACCTGAGCGGCGCCAACCTGAGCGGCGCCTACCTGAGCCGCGCCTACCTGAGCGGCGCCAACCTGAGCGACGCCAACCTGAGCGGCGCCAACCTGAGCGGCGCCAACCTGAGCGGCGCCAAAGGCGCTGAGTCGGCAATTGCGCGCACTCGCATTCTTCCAGAAGGCGACCTAATCGGCTGGAAGAAATGCGCTCATGGCGTGATCGTCAAGCTACGCATTCCTGTCGGCGCCAAGCGCTCGCACGCATTCGGCCGCAAGTGTCGCGCTGAATTTGCTGACGTGCTGGAAGTGTTCGGGGCAGATGTTGGCATTGCTCAACACGACGGCGCAACCAAGTACGCCGCAGGACAGCGCGTCACGCCGCACAAGTTCGACGAGAACTGGCAAGAGGAGTGCACTGGCGGCATTCACTTTTTCATCACCCGAATCGAAGCGGAGGAATACTGAGATGCCGCGCCTGATCGTTGACACCACGCTGCCCCCGCAGCAGTTCCAAGACGCCCTCATCAAAGCAGCCCGCAAGGCTCGCGCAGAGGCCAAGGCCATTGTCGAGACGCAGAAGCAGTTCGAGCGCATCGGCTGGAAGCCTGAGGCGGCGTATGAGCTGGCGTGCTTGCACGTTCGCGGGACAGATCAATGACCGGCGAATCGCTTCTGGCAGTGGCAACGCGGGTCCTGCATTACTCGCCGGCCACGGGCTGCTTTACAAACATGAAGAAGCCTCCGCGCGGGCGTGATTCGCTCATTGCTGGAAGCGAGCACAGAACAGGCTACTGGCAAGTCAGCGTCAAGGGGCGCCTCTATCTGGCGCATCGGCTTGCTTGGCTCTTTCACTACGGCAAATGGCCCGACCACAGCATTGACCACATCAACGGCGACAAGCAAGACAACCGCATCTGCAACCTGAGAGACGTTCCCCAACACATCAACGCTCAGAACCGGCGGAAGGTGTTTGCGAACAAGAAGTCAGCGGCGCCGCTTGGTGTGACGCTGGTCAAGAAAACCGGGAAGTGGGAAGCGCAGATCAAAGTGAACAACCGTTCAGTTTCGCTTGGGAAGTTTTCAGACATGCACGAGGCGCACGCCGCCTATGTCCAAGCGAAACGAGAACTGCACGAAGGAAACACCCTGTGAACATGACCGACCTTCTAGACGCCATCCGCCGCACTGAGCGCCGTCCCGACAACCTCGAATGCCTGCTCATCGCAGTGCAGAACATGGCTAACGACATGTACCGCTGCGGGGATGACGCTGCCGGTGGGGTGTCCGATGCCATCACCGATGCGCTGGTGGACTACGAGAACTCGCCGCCTCCGTCGCTGGAGGAACTGGCCGAGGCATTCAACGAAAGCCGCCGCGAGGATGAGGCGGTGGAACGGTGGAGGGAGCAAGCATGAACGACGAAAACATGGTGGAACTTTCGGCCAAGGTTCAACTGTCGCCGAATGTGCTTGCAGCAGCCTTCTGGAACATGGCAGATGACCAGCAAGCGCAGTTCTTTGCTGAGCTTCACAAGTTGGGCAGCAATTTCAACCGCGAGGTGCAGTGGTACTACCTTGCTGACCAGATGCGCAAGCCCGGCATGGACGGAGCCAGAGACGAACTGATGTCAATGGCTGCGCCGCACTACTGGCACACCCTGAACGCGAGGTACGCAGCATGAGATTCCCCCTAGAAGCTCAAGACCTGGCGCTTGTCTGCGTGGTGGTCCTGTCGATGGCTCTGCTGATTGGAGGTCTTCAATGACGCCGCTTCTGATTGTGAAAACCGCCCACGGCTTTGCTGTCGCGGAGTTCAAAGGCGAAATCCCCGTTGTCCCGCTGACGGATGTTCTGTGCTTTGGCGAGCTTGAGAACTCGTTGAGCTACAGAAATGACGGCGTTCTGCACGCCATCAAGCAGCACTTCAAAGAGCCCGAAGTTCAGGAGGGAGCGCCGTGAAGCACACAACTAGCGAACCCATGATCGCAGACGACTTTGGATTCCCCCACACCATGCCCACCACTCCCGCAGAGCTTGAAGCAAACCGAGAGGCTGACCGCAAAGGCCCCGAGATGCTTGGGCGCCTGATCGTGTTCGGCACGGTTGTGATGGCGCTGATTGCGCTGGGCGTGCATTTCTACTTCAAGACGCACCAATGAGCCTAAGCGGAGTACTCACCGATGACGACATCAACCAACTACGCCAGCGCAACGAGGCAAGGTGTGTGCAGGCTATCGCGGAGCTTGGGCCTCGCTATGTTCTGTGGGCGACTCGTGGAGGCGTGGCAAGTTTTCCGCCTCTTCCATCGGTCAGCACATGGCCTGTTCTTCTCCATGTCGTCGGCAATCAGAGTCATCAGGGGTAAGCGATGAAAACCAGCGAAAGCCAAGCACAGATCGTTCCGGCGCTGTTCGCAGCGAAGGGTGAGTTCCCGCGCATTGCCAAGACCAAGAAGGGGCAGGCCGGAAACCGACAGTTCAACTATGCGCCGCTGGATGAAATCAATGACCACGTTGACCCGGTTCTGCGCGCTCATGGGCTGATGGTGACGCAGGGCACCGAGGGGCATGAACTCATCACGCGGCTGGAGCACGTCAGCGGGGAGTGGCGTGAAATTCGCATGCCCGTGAATGCCGAGCACGCCAATATGCAGAGTTACGGTATCGAGGTCACGTACAGGCGTCGGTACTCAGTGCAGTTGATCCTTGGAATCGTGACGGAAGAGGACATTGACATCCGCGCCAAGGAACGCCAGAAGGGCATTGACCACACGGAAGAGAAGAACACCAACGGCACCAAGAAGGCCGGATGGACGGACAACCCAAAGCGTGATGCGTTTGAGGCCCTGTCACCTGAGATTCAAGACAACCTGCGCCAAGCCGCGCCCCAGATCGACGCCGCCATCCCTGACGTGAAGAAGGCCATTGACATTGCCAACATGGCGGTTGAGTCGTGGCCTGATGCTGACGCGGCAGAGGTCAAGAAGGCGCTTTGGTATCTGCTGGACTCCAAGACGCGCAGCGCGATTGATGCGGTTCAGAAGTCAACGCGGACGCAGCGCCAGCACTGATGAATTACTTAAAGCAGCCCATCTTTCGCAGCGAAAAGTGGCTCCGTGCCGTGGCCTCGCTGGACTGCGTGCGCTGCGACCGTGAGGGCACACAGGCTGCTCACCGCAACGAGGGCAAAGGGATGGGGATCAAGGTGGATGACTGCCTTACAGCCGCGATCTGTCCCACATGCCACACCGAGATTGACCAAGGCAAGAACATGACGCGGGAAGAACGCAGGCAGGCGATGGATGACGCCATCCTCAAGACCCTAGTGCAGCTTGCTCGGAAAGGGCTGGTGAAGGCATGTTGATTACAGCCGATGAAGAAGAACGCTTTGTCGTTCTCGAAAAGCTCGCCAGTGACTACGCCCAAGCTCAGGCACAGGCCGAGTACCTGGACGACTTCACCAAGTCAAAGCTGGCAATGCTCATGAAGGCCGCAGAGGCACAAGGCGCGTCGTCAGCCGTGATTCAGGAGCGCGAAGCCCGCAGAGATGCCGAGTTCATCAGGCACCTTGAGGGCAAGCGAGCAGCAACAGAACAGGCGTTGGCTCTCAAGTGGAAGCTGACATTGTGGCAGGCGCGGTTTGAGTGGGCCAGAACCAAGGCCGCTACCCGTCGCGCAGAAATGAACCTGAGGTGAGCATGACCGACCATCCCGACATTGTGGAGAGGCTGAGCGAGTTGGCTGACGGCTACGAGGAAATCGCCGAACTGGACGAAGCCGCCGCCGAAATCACCCGCCTCCGTGCTGAGGCTGAGGCGCTGAGGAAGGCGCTGGTTGAACTGGTCGCTTGTGAGCAGCAGCGCGAAGAAATCTCGCGGCGCAAGCAACGACGCGAAAACTCTCGCTTCGCACACCCGGAGGCTGCGCGGGCCATCAAGGCAGAGCATAGCGAATGGAAGGTCCGCAAGTCCCGTGCGTGGAACTGTGCGTGCGCCGCCATCGCCGCAACCAAGGAGCAGCAAGCATGAGCAAGCACACAGATAGGCAAGTTGAAGTCCTTCGACACGCGCTTGGACTGAAGGCAGACGGCAGCGGGCGCTCATACCGGCGCCACTTCGTCACAGGCCCTGGGTCTGACGACTTCGACGACTGCGAGGCGTTGGTTGCCAGTGGTGCGATGACGAAGCGCGCAGGCTCTCCGCTTTCCGGTGGTGATCCGGTCTACCTCGTCACCGATGCAGGAGCAGCAATCGCCAAAGCCACCGGAGAGCAAGCATGACCACTGACACGCGAGAGGCGCTGGCTGCGCTGGTTGCCGCGCTGGACCCCTACGGCTACGCCCCGTACAGCAAGATCGAACCGCTGATTCAAGACGCCCGCGCAGCACTAGCCACCCAGCCAGCGCAGCCGAGCGATGAACTGCTGAGGATCCGTGCTGAGGCTGAGGCGCTGCGCAGCGTGATGATTGCCGCAGCCGAGGAAATCCAAGCGCACTGGGCCGCTCACTGCGACGCTGAAGGCTACGGTCCTGCGAACCTTATGCGCAGGCTGGAAGAAGGCATCCCATCGCAGTACGGCTACACGGCTGGCGACTTCGTGCGTTTGCGTGCTGAGGCTGAGGCGCTAAGGAAGGACGCAGAGCGGTGGCGCAGTTTGTACCGCCGCGCACTCAACGAGGCCAATGGCTTGACAAACTACGTTGAAGACAGGCCCGAGCTTCTCAGCGCCGAGAGGCGCATTGCCAAGATTGAGGAAGAAGCCCGCGCCGCCATCGCTGCAACCAAGGAGCAGCAAGCATGAGCGCCGCGCTGCGAAAGCATCTTGAAGAGACAACGGCGGCACTGAATCTAATGCGGCGGCTTGTGACGTTGGATGCCGCCGTGCGCGCGGTCGTTGCCAAGCACGGCGGAGTGCGTGCAGCCGAGCGAGCTACTGGCGTGGACAAGTCCTTTATCAGCCGATTGATGCGCGGCGAGAAGGTCAACCCGAGCGCGGAGACGTTGAGCGCGCTTGGCCTTCGTGCTGTGCCGCTGTACGAAGTAATCAAAGCCACCGGAGAGCAAGCATGAGCGCACTTGACAAGTATCTGCCCTACGCAGATCAGCCGACGCCGAAGCCTGAGAAGGGTACGTGGGTGCTTATCAGCCCGAGCGGGAAGCGGTACGAGGCAGACGAGCCGGTCAACTGCCTCCGCGCAGAGATTGAAGACCGAGTTCCGCCGCATGTGGCGCTTGGCCGAATTGCACGCGCGATGAAGGAAGACGGAGAGCAAGCATGAGCACTGACACGCGAGAGGCGCTGGCTGCGCTGATGGTCATAGCCGCAGAGTGTGCCCAACGCAAGCCGCTACGGGGCTTTGAAGAACTCACCGAGGCAACGCACATCGGTCACCGCCAATTCGGGCGCGCTCACGAGAAGGCTGACGAGGACGTGCGGATGCTGGCAGTTCGTTTGCGCGCTGTCTTCGACACGCTGGCCGCAGCACTAGCCACCCAGCCAGCGCAGCCGAGCGCGCCCATTGATGCGTTCGAGCTCTACGCTGAACTGCGCGATTTGGTTGCCGAGGCTGGCGCTGTTGACACCCTGATCGGACGGCCGGAAGTGCTTCGCTCAAGGCTGGCCGATCTGTGCAAGCGTGTCGGTCAACTTACGACGGACTTGCCGCTTGGAACGGCGCAGCCGAGCGCAACGCAGATGCCTGAGCTTTACGAAGCGGTAGAGCGGCAGATTGTCGGCCGGTTTCGCGTTGAAAAGCGCAGCGGTGGCGGATTCTGGCCCTACTGCGTGAAGGCCGGTGACGGCACGATGGAATTGTTCATCGGCCACAAGACGAAGTGCGAGGAAGTGGCTCAGGCGCTGCAAACCGCGTGCTTGGATGGTGCGTTCATGGCATCGAAGGCTGCGCAGCCGAGCGCGCAGGGCGAGGCAGTGGAACTGCTCAAGGGCTGGAAGTTGAACCACGTTCAATTCGTGCGCGGCAGCGGGACGGCGCAAATCGGCTGGCTCGATCCCGAAGACGACAGCTTCTACCCCATCGTGACCGTGGACACCGGCCTCTACTACCAACCCGACGCCGCCGTGCCGCTTGCTCAAGCAATCTTCGACACCCTCGCATCCGCACCAGCAGCGCCAGCGCAGGCCGTGCCGCTGACCGACTACGAAATCGCGCAAATGATGAATGCTCGGAGCCTGCAAGACGGCAACGATGACAGCCCATGGTGGTTACTGTTCGCTCGTGATGTTGAGCGGAGAGCGAGCGGCATCAAGGCTGCTCCGTGACCCTCACCCCCACTGGAGAAAGATGATGGAACAGACCACGCCCGAGGCCGCCGCTTCTGCAGAACAGTTGCCCCTCACTGAACGCTTACGAAACACGCCGAACTGGATGCGCGAGAGCTACGGCAGTTGGAAAGACTGCGTACTGAAGTATGACCGCGCCCCGTTTGAAGCAGCAGACGAGCTTGAGGTAATGGCGATTCAGCGCGAATCCCTGCGAGCCGCGCTGCAGAAGGTTTTGGACGCCCACAACCGAGAGGCGAAGGCCACGATGAGCTATCAGAACGCACGTGAGAACTTCAGCGACAGCAGCGACGAGCGACGAGCGCAGGAGAGCGCCATGCTGGCGGCTTGCGATGCAGAGCGAGAGGCCCGCGTGTTGCTGCTCACGCTTAAAGCATGACCCTCACCCCCACCCAACTGCGCGCACTCACCGGCAAGGTGCGCAGATCCGATCAGGAGGCGTGGCTGTTGGAGCGGCGCATCCCTTACCGCTGGGATGGCGTTAGGCTGCTGGTGTCGTGCAGCCTGGTGGATGCTTGGCTGGCGGGGAAGGAGTTGGCGGTGTCTAGGGAACCTAACTTGGCGGGGGTGCGGTGATGGAGTGGCAACCGATTGAGACTGCGCCGAAGGACGGGGCGTGGCTTCTTTTGTACTGGGTAACGATGCCTATTACGCTTTATCCGTTTTGCGCCTTTTGGGATGACGGCTGGTGGCACCCATCGTTTAGGGATTACGGAGAGGTGTTCCCGACGCACTGGATGCCCCTCCCGGAGCCCCCGCGTGCCTAAGCTCACACCTTATCCGGGGCTGCGTCGCCACATCCGAGTGAGCAAGGCTGGCCGCGCCAAGGTGTATTACTACCTCGACCGCCGCGCCGAGGGCCTGAGCGATCTACCGCTAGGCACAGACTTCGACGAAGCAGTCAGGCAGTGGGACGACTACCGCAACCAGCGGCCAAGGATCAGGGGGACGCTTGAGGAAGCTTTCGCGGGGTGGGAGAAAGAGGTGCTGCCGACCTACGAGAACGCAGGCACCAAGAAGAACTACCGGCTGAGCCTCAAGCGGCTGCGGGAGGTGTTCGCAACGGCAACGTGTTCCGCAAAGGGGTAGAGATGACTGATCGAGAGCTTCTGGAGGCTGCGGCGAAGGCTGCGGGGTATGACGACGCCAAGTGGCAGGACATGGAGGGCTGGGGAGAGGTGCGCTATGGCTTCTCGTCGGCGATCTGGTCTGACAAGATTTTCGATGAAGGCGGGTCGGGCTACTGGAACCCGCTGCAAGACGATGAGCAGGCGCTAAGGCTGGCGGTGAAGTTGGACCTACTTGCCGATGGCCTGGCCGGGCACTATGTCTACAAGGATGACGCAGAGTACGCGGCCGACCCCTACGCCGCCACCCGCCGAGCCATTGTGCGGGCCGCTGCCGCCATGCTGGAGAAGTGATGCCACACGCTAAGGGTGTTCGTGGTTCTGTGCGTGAAGACCTGACCGGGCAGACCTTCTCTAGATTCACCGTTCTTGCTCACGACGCAAGCAGGACCAACAGGCCATATTGGCTATGCCGATGCCAATGCGGATCCGTCAAATCTGTCCCCGCATGTGAACTGAAGTCAGGCCACACCAAAAGCTGCGGGTGCTATGACGCAGACCGAAAGCGCTTCGCCACGGTGCTACACGGCTTCGCACGCACGCCGACTTACACGGCATGGTGCAACATGCACGCGCGCTGCTCCAATGACAAGCGCAAGGAGTGGAAGAACTACGGCGGCAGAGGCATCACTGTCTGCGCTAGATGGGAGAAGTTTGAAAACTTCTTGGCAGACATGGGGAAGAAGCCAAGAGGCCTGACGCTCGATAGGATCAACAACGACGGGAACTACACCCCGGAGAATTGCAGATGGGCAACGCCGTCAATGCAGCGTCGAAACCAGCGGCCTCGGAGCGTAACCCGCGCAGCAGCAGCGATGGTGCAGCCATGATGGACATTGAGAAGCTAGCGCGAGATGCTGGGCTGACTGCGGATGTCGTGCGCGACATGCCGTGGCTGACCATCACGTTTCTGCCGCAGTTTGCCGAGGCAGTGCGCCGAGAGACGGCAGAGGAAGCGGCTAAGGTGGCAGAGCAGACAGGGCAGATTGCCGCCGACATGTACGGTGATGGAGCGGAGTGCCTGAGCACGGCCGATCTGTGCGCCGCCGCCATCCGGGAACGCTTCAAGGCTTCTTGAGGTGCCCCATCATCCAGGCAATCGGGTCAACGTCTGGAGGCTTGATGCGCGTTCTAAGCTGCCCCTGTGCGTTCTGCTCTAGGTGCGGCTTGTCGGGGACGGGTGTCCACTCTGGGCGCTGCTGTGGGGGCTTGCGGATGGGTGGGCCGAGGGACATACAGGCTGGGGGCAGTAATGCGCAGTTATTGGCCGCAGGCGTTAATCACCCGACACGTCGATCACATGCCCGCGGAAGTCCACCGAGTTGTGATCCAGTACCCGAACAACCTCAGGCCATAGGAGCTTGCCGTTATGGAACGTAGCGACGACGAAACCGGATCGCCAGTCGGTGAAACCGTCTTCCAGATAGTCTGTGAACTGCGGGCCAGAAGGATCCGCAAGGGTTCCAGTGTCTACACCCCAACGAGTGCCGTTGTAATCGTCAAGCGGGGTGACCTTGAGTTGATGAAGATGTCCGGTGAATGTGGTTTTGCCAGCGTTAAGAGTGTTGTTGCGCGTGGCATGGATGCCGCCCTTGAGACGGTGTTTCACGACAACTTCGCCATTCAGCCAGACGGACCAGCACGGGAGCCATGAGGGGAAGTGGTCCTTGAGGTGGAACCCCTGAACCCCCTCGTACTGCGGCGCGTTCTGGGCTAGCCGCGTCTCGAAGCGGGCGTCGTGGTTGCCGAGGGGCCAGTAGAGCTTCGCCCCGTTTGCCGCGTCCTCAATCTCTCCTAGCCGCTCCTTGCACGCCTTCAGTTCCTCGATAACGCTGGGCTTTGAGTCCCAGCCGATCCGAGGAAAGCGCGAGATGCTGGCGCCGTCGAATGCGTCGCCGTTGTTGATGATGGCCTTGGGCTTCAGCTCCTGGATGAACCGCAGCAGTGCGCGGTAGGCGGTGGTTCTGACGCCAGGCCAGAAGTGGGCATCTGAGAAGATCAGGACGATCCCGTTGTCAACCGAGAAGTGCCGCCGTGCGTGATATTCGGTTGGGCTGAGGTGCTTGTAGTAGTGCGAGTTAGCCGAGTTCCGCGCTGGCATCGCTACGTTGTGGATCCGCTCCAGACGCCGCCTGCGGGTCTTCACGTTGCGCAGTGATACGCCTAGCACTCTGGCTACCGCGTCGGCACCTCCCAGCGTCTTCCACAGTTCCATGAACTCTGCTTCGCTGCATGCTGGTGCTGGCATTATTTCCTCTTGGGAACCAAAAGCGGTTCAAGCACGTTGATGACGCGATGCTCAGCGGCGAGAACATCGTCTTGGGACACGCCGGGCTGCGTTGCTACGGTGTTGAGTTCGTGCAGGAGGATGTGCAGCAACTCGTGAGCGGCGGTGCGCTCTAGGTCTGCGTCATCGATGGGGAGCGCGCCCCAGTCAAGACCAATGCGGCAAGTGCATTGCTGCTGCTTCCACTGGATCTTGGTAATCATGGCCTGCGCCTTGTGGGCGGGCTCGGGGCTGTGAACAATGATCCAGTTCCGCAGGTTCAGCTTCTCCTGCCACTTGTCGAGGAACACCCAAAACTTCTTTGCCTGTGCTTCTGTGATAAGTCCCGCACTTGCTGTTTTGGACTTCATTTCAGGTACACGTCGCGGATTTGGGACTGCAAGGCATCAGCTTTTTGTGCAGCTCCTGCAAAGCCTGCGCGGCACTCTTCTGCCAGTTCAGTAGCTTCTCCGAGAAGGCGTCCGAGGAGGGCGATTCGGGCTCCATCAAAGTCGAATCCGGGCTCGGGAGCGTCGGCGGGGAGACGACCACTGAGGTCATCGATGGCGATGCGCAACTGGTTGCGCTGATACTCAGCAGCAGCAGTCTTAGCAGCCTGTTGAGCGATCCGCTTCTGGTAGTCACTGGCAACCTCCTGTGATCGCTCAGCCTTGAGGATGGAGACACGGGCGTTCTCCTGCTGTGCCAATAGCGCGGCTTGAGCGTGCGCCGCCTGGCACTTGTCTATGCCCCGCTGCTCGATGCTGGCAACCAGCACCTTTGCGCCGATCAGGCAGGCAGCGAGCGTGCCCAGACCGGCAGCGAGGCGGATCACGCTTTGAGCCCCTTGGCAGCGTCCTTCAGGCGCGCGGTGAGGTCTTCAATCTCAAGCGCCTTTTGCTTGGCAGCGAGGATGGCGTCTTCATCACCACCGGCTGCGAGGTCGTTGATGTTGTTGATGGTGGAGCGCAGAAGACGGACAGTGCTGTTGGCCTTCCATTTGCCGTAAGCAGCGACACCGACAGCAGCGAGAGATGCGCCAGCGAGGGCGGCGATTAGCAGTTCCATGTGTGATCCTTTCAGGGGGTTTCGCTTTGGACTTCCTCAACGGCTCTGGCGTACAGCGCAGGCCACGTGTGCGGGTGAGGCTTCCCGGGTCTCCAGTTGCGTTCGTAGTAGTCCCACGCCGCATCGACTTCACCGATCTTGGGCAGGGGCTTGGGGTCGGTCAGGAGCAGCAGGCGGGCAACACCAGCGGCCAGCACGTCATCCGTCTCAAGCTGAGCCCAGATGGCGCGCGGGTCTAGGTTGCAGTCACGCTCACGGCACAGCAGGCGCAGCAGTTCGGCGCTGGATCGGTGCTTGTAGACCCCAGTCACGCCGCCGCCTCGCTCAAATTGCCAGAAGCCACGGGCAGGGCCTTTGCCGCCGCCGTTGACGATCTGCGCCCGATGCTCGAAGCGCGACTCTTGCAGGCCAATCGCCAGCAGCATCACGCGGGCCTCTTTGCTGTCCAGATGCTTCGGGAGCATGGCGAGCGCGGGGTTGATCGCGGTCTCGATGATGTTGGTGAGTCGAAGCATCACAGCGGTTCCTTGTCTGCTAGCAGTTGGTTCTTCTGCGCGCTACCCGACGAGCTGCCGAAGTAGTAGTTGACGATTGCCCCGAACGCAGCGCCGAGCGAGCCGATGAGGATCAGCAGCGCATCGCGCATCGAGGCGGTTACCTCGCGGGTCATGGCAAGCCAGATGGCAGCGAAGAAACCCACGAGGATCAGGAAGGCGATGGACGCCTGTACTTTCCCTGTATGACGCATGTTGATTCGCTAAAATAGCGAAGCCCGCGCAGTGCTTGCAACACTGGCGGGCCTCTGACCAATCAGCATCTGGAGTGCGTCATGGCTACTGTTGATCTTACCGCGCAGCGTCTGCGCGAACTTCTTCACTACAACTCGGAAACCGGCCTATTCACATGGCGCGGCAACAGAACTGGCTTTGCTTTGGCTGGCACAGTAGCTGGCACAAAGAGCGGCGGATATATCTGCATTCAAGTTGACGGCACGCTATACAGGGCCCACAGACTGGCTTGGCTGTATGTCAATGAATGCTGGCCAGAGTTCGTAATTGACCACATCAACGGGGACAAGACGGACAACCGGCTTTGCAATCTGCGTGATGTTGACGAAACAACCAACGCACACAACAGAAAGCGCGCTCACAAGAACAGCTCTAGCGGCGCTCTTGGGGTGTCAAGAATAGGCAACCGATGGCGCGCACTCATACGCGTCAACGGCAAACGGATTCACATCGGATGCTTTGGCAGCATTGACGAGGCATCTGCTGCATACTTTGAAGCAAAGGCCGTACTTCACCGGGCTTGATGCCTCATCGCTTCCCCTTGTTCTTGATGAGAAAGATGATCTGCAAGACCGTGTAGACGAGGGTTGCCAACAGCACCCAATCGCCCAGCTTCATGCCGCTGACCAGCCCGACCCACGCGACCATTACTTTCATGAAGGCAGCCCCTATGCCATCGTGATGCTCGTTCACTTCATCTGCTCCATTAGCTGCCGCGCTGCCTTCGCTTCGCGCTCTATCGCTTCCAAGTCCACCGCGTTCGGAACGTAGCCCCTGACTGGCTCGGGGCGGTAGTTCTGCATGCGTTGGGTCGCCTTCCACTCGCGCACCCGCTTTTCCATCCAGCGGGGCTCTTTCACTGCGGCGCGCAGATCGCAACTTCGGTGGCCTTGGTGGCGCCAGCGGGGTCAACGACGATGCAGTAAGCAGATGAACCCTTGCGCACGCCGTAAGCCCAACAGCCGCATGTAGCACCGACCGTGGCACGCTTGGAGATGAGCGCGCCGACCGTGTTGGTCACGGGATTGAACGAGTACATCGGACGGGTCGTGCTGGTGCCGTTCTTGGCAACGACAAACACAGGCGGCTCGGGGGGCGTGATCTTGTTCAGCTCAAGCCTGGCGGTGTCGCAGATGGAACTGATGGCGGTGTCGGAGCAAGGCAGCGCACCGTTGGCCGCCCACATGCGGTTCAGGTAGTCGTCCAGCTTCTCGCCAGGCTGCGGAGTGGTGAGGTTCAGCACCTTGTCTCTACGCAGCACAGCGGTGTAGCCAACCCACTTGAACCCATCGGCAGAGAGGTAGCGCCATGCGGCCCAGCGGTGGCCGTCATCGTCGGAGCCATGCTTGCCGGTGATGAAGTCGGCAGTCTTGCCTACACCAGGCCATTGAGCAGGCTGGGCAAATGCATTGGAGAAGACAAACAACAAAGCAATAAAGAGACGCATGACAAAATTCCTTTTGAATCCCAACCAGCGCAAGATCAACTTGCTTTGATTACGCGAGCCCGAAGCGTGCTACTTCCAATATCCAGTGCGCCGCCGCTCTCGTTCTGAAATCGCACGGACACCGTGTTGGATGCCGACACCCACGCTGTTATCGTTATTCCGCCCGTATCCCCGTTAAACGCAGCTTGTGCGTAATCACCCAAGGCGGCTCCAGTAACCGTGACAGTGGTAGTAGCTCCAGCGCCATCCGCAAGGTTCGGCGGGTCATACGTAGCAGAGCCGGTGAGGACAGTAGAGTTAGTCGGGCCGGCCCGATTGGTGGCGGTGAAGCTGCTTTCGGTGTAGTTCGACGACACCATGCCAACGGCATAGTTGTTGCCGAGCATGTGATTCGTCACCGTGCCCTGCACGAAGATTCCGTAGTCGAACTGAGAACTACCTCGGGTCTCGATGAACTGGTTTCCGTCGATCACCAGCGAGCTGACAGCAGTGACCCCGTTGACGAACACGCCAATCGGAGCGGTTGAGACAGCAGCGTTCGACAGGTCAACGAAGCGGTTGTTGACGACCGACAGATGACCGAGGCCGTTGGTGGCGTTCGTCACTACATAGACGCCATCCGTGCCGCCGTACTGCGCGTTATCCTCGATGTAGATGTTCTTATATGTGTTCGCGGCCACAGACCCGGGGGTGATGATCGCCAGAGAGGTTCCGGCATCGGTGGCAGTGTCTGAGCTGCGGAGGATGTTCCCGCGAATCACAATGTCGCTCACCGCGTAATCACACGCGATGTTTACAGCTGCCTTCTGGGTCGGGCCTCCGGTGTAGATATCGCTGTCGAACAGGAACGTATTCCCTTCAATCAGCGTGTCTCGGCTGGCGGTCTGAGAAGAAGTGGCGCGGAAGAAGTCAACTCCGTAGAACATCGTCTCGAAGTTGTTCCCCTTGATGATGCTGCCCTCTACCGTGGAGGTGAGGTTCGGTCCTACCCACATTCCGCGCAGGTAGTTCCTGACACGGTTCCCGATAAAGCGGTGATTGGAGCCGTGGACTTCGTAGGCAGTGACGCCGCCAGTCTTCCCTGTCGTGGCGTATTGCGAGTCCTGCCAGAATGTGTTGCCCTCGCACAGAACATCATCGGCCCACGCGAAGATGCTGGTGTGGTCGTTGGTGTCAGTGCCGTTGTTCAGGAACAGGTTGTTCCGAATCGTCCAGCGCTTCCCAAGCGTCACGCCGGTCGAGTTGGACTGAGCCACAACGATGCAGCAGACACCAGAGGTGTTCTGAAACGTGCAGTCCTCGATTACGCAATCATCGATGCGAGCCGCTACGCCAGAGGGGGTGCCGCTGACGCAGACCATGCCCATGTTTTTGGACGTGTCATACGTGCCTGGGCGGCTGGGGCTGATCTTGTTGTTTGCCCCGTTCATGTCCATGGTCAGGCCGCGGATTGAGACATTCGTCAGCGTGGAGTTCGTGAAGAACATCTCCAGCGCCTTGGGGGTTCCATCTGTGGACTGGCTGTCAGCCAGCTTGAAGATTGCACCAGGCTCTGCATCAATGTGCATGTGAGACGCCATCGTGAACGCGATGGTCTCGGTCCCTGCTTCACTGGTCACCGAAGTGGCTGGAACGATCTTGTAGGTTCCTGCAGGGATAAGCAGGGTTGCACGGAGCGTCACTGCTGCATTGATTGCCGCCTGAATCGCAGCCGTCACGTCCTCAGTGAATCCTCGCGCCTTAACGTCCGCAATCTGAGCAACCGTCATGAAGTCGAACGCGCTCACGTACCGAGCGTTCACCTCGTGCTGTGTAGTTGCGACGGCTCCGGTTTCTGAGCGCTTGACGCCGATCATCGCGTCACCGTTGGAAAGGCTGGAGGTATCGGCGAGCAGCGAGGCCGACCCGTCCCCAACCCCGTAGATGTCGTCCCACTCGTCAATGAGCGCACCTGACGCAGTCTCAAGCCTCAGCCGGTACTCCAGCCCAGCCGTGAGCCACAGCGCCGGCTGAACACGCCCCGCTGAGTCCAGCGTGATGGGGTTGGTGTGCGCCGTCCCCGCCTGGGTCTGGTAGGAAGTCAGCAGCGATGTCGTGCCGGTGGCGTAGGTGTAGAGCTTTGCCCCGGAGGCGACTGTCCCGTCATTGTTGAAAAACTGCGGGTCAAACGGGCAAAGAAGCATGGAGGCCCCTAGAAATAGAAAAGCCGCCTCGGATGGGCGGCCTACAATGGCGAGATGACGTGGCTTCTAGCTTTGCTGCTGAAACCGTTCGCCGCTTTGGTTCTGTTCGGTCTGATCTGCCTGCCAGGTCGGCGAGCGGTTCAGAAGTGGATGCCCGAAGGCAGGGTCAAGCGGCTACTGCTGTGCGAGATAGTTCGCAAGTCCCGTCCCACCCAGCACCCCCATCGGAAGTGACACGGGCTCGTTCTGGAGCAGCCGGGCGAGAGCATTCGGTCCCGCCACCTTGCCAGCGTTAGCCAGCGCGTTGCGTTGCACTGGTCCCGACAGCAGCGCAGAGCGGAGCCCCGGACGCGCCAGCAGGCCAGCCGCAGCGAGCGGATTCCCACCCGTCCCGGCCAGCATGCCGCCAGCCGCAGCGAAGTCCAGCGGTGACAGGCTCTTAGGCGTTTCCTTCAGGGCTTGCGTGGCCTTCGGGAACGATGACGCAGCCTCAGCAGCGGTCTTGATGTTTCCCGACAGCGGACGCCCCTTACCGAGTTCCTTCGCCAGCACCTGAGCATTGAAGTCGCCAGTCTGCGGGTTCAGTGCCTTCTGTGCTGTGTAGGTCTTGGCGATCAGTTGCCGAGCTTTCTGGAAATTGGCAAGCAAATCAGGGTTGCCGCTGGCTGCAACGTGCCTGCCAAGCAAATCCTCTAAAGCACCAGCAGCCTCTTTGGTTGCTTTGCCTAACGTCTTGTCTCCAGCCGCATAGGCTTTGTCTGCTGTTTCGCGCAGGATTCCAAGCGCATCAACTGCCTCTGATGCGTCAAAACTCTTTGCTTTCAGCGATCCGACAAGGTTTGCGATGTCATCAACCGGCTGACCGTGCATGTTGGTCTTGCCAAGACCTGGAAAGTTTGGGAGTGCAGTTTTGTATTTGGCAGCAATGTCAGAAACGGCTTTCTCAAATGGCTGATCGGCCATAACGGTGCCAGTATTACGCACACTTTGATAAGCCTGCCCGGCCTGTTGGCGGATTCCATTCAAGACGCCGATATCAACAGGAGCGTCTGCGGCTAGGCCGAGTTCCTGCTTCACCAATGCGTTGGTGATAGGCTGATTGCGGGCGCTCGCCTCTTGGGCGGTCTTGATCTTCCCCGACAGGCCAGAGACAGCCTTGGTCAGCATGCCGCCGCCGAGGTCTTCGGGCGGGATCACATAGCCAGCCTTTGCAGCCGCCTGAGCCGCAGCCACCTTCTGCGCGTTCTGAGCCTGAGCCGCAGCAGCCGCAGCGGTGCGATTGGCGACGTACTTGCCCGCAGCGTCAGCGATGCCCTTGCCAGCCGCTCCCCCGGCAGCACCAAGGCCCGCATTTGTCAGCGTCTCGGTTCCGCTTGCGGAAGGCTGAGCCAGGCCAGTCAGAGCGCCGATTGCCGAAGCGCCTGCGTAGGTGTTGGCTCCGGGGATCACAGCCGTAGGAGCTACCGCAGCCACGTTGCCGACGACATTCCCGGCCATGCCAGCGCCTGTGTTCATCAGCGGAGCATCGCGTCTGCGAGCCTCCGCGACTTGTTGGCGCATCTCTTCCACGCGAGACATGGGCGCACGGTTCAGGATCAGATCAGTGACCGAACGCTGACGAGGCGAGAAGATATCGGCCACGCCAGCGCCAAACTGAGACACACCCGTGCCGAGGTCCGAGAAGGCTTTGCCAATGCCGGCGCGGAATTTCTCACCCTCGTTCATGCCAGCAGTGGGGTCGAGCATCTGTTTCCAGCGCTCTTGCGACTCTGGCGTCTCTGTGGGCTGCGTGTACTTGGCCCACGGACCGTCCTGCGCCTGAGGCTGCGCTTGATACTGTTCCCACGGGCCGGCCATTTACTGCTTCTCCCAGCTTTTCGGGTCTGCGGGGTTACCGCCTTTGAAGCGCCATCCGTCCTGCACCATGCCGGGCTTCGGAGCGCCTGGGGCGGCAGTCTGTGCATTCGGAGTGATTGACGCGCGCTTGCCTTCCGGAACCTCTGCGAGCATCCCGTTGATAGCCAGCGAGCGATTCTTGGCCTTCTGCGCCTTAACAGTTTGCGAGTCGTTCGGCTGCGGAAAGTATTGCTTGGCAGCGTTGGCAAACTCGCTATCAGAGATGACTGCGCCTGATTCGCGGCGCAGGACCGCGTTGATGAAGTCGCGCTGCGCCTGTTCTACCTGCTGGCTCTTGTCTGACAGTGCCGCATTGGCCCCCATCTCCAGAGCCCCGCCGATCAGCGGAGCCTTTCCGAGCGCCTGCTTAGTGGCGATGCCTGCCGGGCTGTACTTGTCGCCGACTTCGTTCAGCACCTTCTCGGATTCCTGAGCACGGGTTCCGAACAGAAGGGCCTTCGCCTGGGCATCGGTGAGCGGCTTCGCACTTCCACTCTTGGGACCGTAGCCGGATACCGGGACAATATTGCCCTGCCGATCCTGCTGCACAAGGATCGGGTTTCCGTCAGCTCCGGTGACTTCAAACGGCTTCGTCATCGCCGCCGCGGTGCTTTCACGAGAACGTGCGTCGGCCATGTTCTGACCGCGAGCAGTCAGCCCTTCCGACGCCTTGTTGTGGCGCTGCGTCTCGCCGAACTGATCTTTCCGCAGCCCGAAGTCCTGCGCCTTCCACTGCTGTTCCATCTGCTGTGCGATGGTCATGCCTGCGGCTTGCTGCTGCGCTTTCCACCGCGCAAAGCCCTGAGGCCCCTCCGCTGCGGCCTTCTGCATCTCGGCGAGAGACTGCGTAGCGCCTTGCATGTCGATCAGGCCCGACTGCACGCCACCCTGAATCCACTGCGCCGCCTGCTCGGGGCTGCTGACGCTGCCGAGAACTTGCAGGTTCTGAGTGATGAGCGCTTGGCGGTTCTTGAACTTCTCGCCTTCCGTCTGAGCGCGAATCCGCTCCGTGTCGGCAGAGGTCTTGCCCATCTCGCCTTGGAGCTTGCCGAGTTCAAGGCGGCCCTTGAGGATTGGCGCTGCTTGGGTCGGAGCAACCTTGTAGAGCCCGCTTTGGCCTTCGGGCGTGTCAAGGTTGGCACCGCCGCTCAGGTAGTTGCGCAGAGCATCCCGCTCAGCCGCAGCCGCCTCGCGGTCCTTCATGTCAAGCGCGCCCATCTGGTTCTGACGCTGCAAGCCCTGAAGCTGCAACGCCTGCGCCAGCATGTTGATTTGCGACGGCTGCTCGGGCGGGCGGAAGCCGAGGGCGATAGAGGGATCGATTGCCATTAGAACTTCTTCCGAAGCTGTAGAGCGATGGTCGCGGGCGTTACGCCTTTGATCGGGGGGACGAACGTGCCAGCAAGTGACCTGTCCTGATCCATCTTGTAGACCAGCGCAGGCAGGGCGAGCGGATTGATCGGCTTGTCATAGCCGGTGACGCCACCGACCATCAGGGCCGCAGCGAGCTTGTTCGGGATGATGTCTGTCTGGAACTCGCGGCCAGCATAGAAGCTCGGGCGGTTCAGGCTGTTCTGATACCCGCCGACCATCCAGCCTTCTGGCGAGCGGTAGCCCATGCCCGCGTTGTTCTCGTTGTACTTCTTGTCCGTGCCGATGTGCTTGGACAGGAAGCCCGACAGCATCTCACCCCGCCGTTCATCCATCGCGGCGGCTGCGATGGCTTTAGCAAGCGCCTCTTGGTCCATTACGGCCTCTTGCGGAAGTACTCATCAAGGACGTTCTGCTCGTTCCAGCCCTTGAGCAGATTCGAGATGCCGCCGCTGATCGCATTGGCCCCGCCGATGTAGCCAGAGGCCGCAGCGTTACCCGCTCCGGTGATGTTCTGGCCTGCGGTGTTGGCGTAGTTCTGACCAGCTCCTGCGATGGTGCTGGTGCCGGTCTGGCCGAGGCCCGCCAGGTTGCCGTAGCGGTTGAGCGACTCGTTGAACTTGGTTTGGCCGTAGTCTTGGCCGAAGCGCGTCAGGGCCTTGGCTTGGGAGCCCGACAGGCGCATGCCACGAGCCGCGCCGCTGTTGTCATAGGCGTTGACACCCTGCTGCAGACCGAACTGATAGCCCGGGTCGCTGGTGATCTGTCCGGGGTTCTGGAGCAGGTTCTGATAGCCGGTGAGCCCGCTGTTGCGAGCTTGCAGCGCAGGCATGTTGTCCGTGCGCGTGGTGTCATACATGTACTTCGCCAGCGCGTTGGCTTCCTGCGCCGAACGGATCTGCGCGTCGGCCGCGTTCTGCGAGGCGTTGTAGCCGAGGTAGCTGTTCAGCAGATTGCCGCCGAGGTTCAGCAGCCCCGAGTTGCCGCCGAGGAACTTCTGAGCCCCGCTGGCGATGTTCCCGAGGGTGCCAAGCGCGCCAGCGGTCGTTCCTGCACCGACAGCACCAGCAGAGCCGCCAGCACCAGACAGCGCGTTACCGATGGTCGAACCCTCAGTTGCCCCAGTAGTGAGGTAGGCGCTGATCGGGTCAGAAGCGCCACCGGCTGCAATGTCGCCGTAGCCGCCGAGGAACGCCCCGTCTCCACCAGCGGTGTACGGAGACGCTCCAGAGGCATCAGCCAGAGTTCCCCAGTTCGTACCGTACCCTGCGCCTTGGGAGTAGGCCGGGATGCCAGTTCCAGCAAGCCCGCCAAGCCCAGTTCCGGCAGCATCCCAAGCGGGAATGCCAGAAAGCGCGCCTTCGCCGAGGAATGCGCCGTTTCCAATCGCTGCACCGCCGCCTTGACCTGCCCCCATCAGAGCGCCACCACCAGCCGCAGCGGCAAACATAGCCGCGTTGGTCAGAAAGTCCTTGTTCCACGAACTATTCGTGGTGTCCTTCTGCGCGACGGGTACGAGCTTGCCGTCTCTGCGGATGTACTCCACCGCAGAGCCAGTCTTTCCACCAGAGGTGCTGCCGTCAGCGTTGATGCGATCAGTCTGGAGGGTGAAGATGCTGTTTGGGTCAGCGATGGCCTTCTGGACTGCCGCCTCCCACTCTGCCTGACCGTTGGGGTTCGTGGCGTATGTCGGCAGACCCATGTCATCGAGGTTTGGGTTCATCGCCCCCCGGAAGAAGCTATCCCGATCAAGCCCCTTGATGCCGACTGCGTATCGCCCACCCGGATCAAGGCCAAGTTGTCCAGACCACGCGCCACGGCCATCGGATCCGATCATCTCGCCCCACCCGCCATTGGCTACGTAGGGATTCAGCATCTGCTGTTGGAAGGTGTTCCAGTCCAGTTCTGGAGAGGTGAACTGCGGGTTTTGTGCGAGGGTCGTGAACATTGGTTCAGTCCGGGAAGAAGGTCACCGTGGGGGCAACCGTGAATGTGATCTGGATGGCGTCGCCGTTCTTCACGACGAACTGCCCCGCCGTTGCGCCTAGGTCATAGGTAGTGACAACCGATGAGCCGCGCAGGTACTCGATGAGGGAGACAGTGCCGCCCTCGACAACCACAAACCCGTCTTGCTGGTATCGCTTGAGGAACGGGCTCGCGGTGACGGTCACAGCGGACTGCGCTGCGGGCTTGTCGAACATCCCGCGGAAGAAGCGCCACCACGGGACGGTGGGCCGCCCCTGAGCGTCAACCATAGGGTTGTTCTGCTGGGGCAGGCTGTTCAATCCGTTCATGCCGTACCCACCTCGGACTGCACGTCAACATTGATGATGTCGAACAGCACGTTATCGGTGCAACGGATCTTCCAGACGCGATCCCGAGCCGAGCCAAGCCGGTTCCACTGCACCATCGTGCGCCGCTCGCCTGTCTCTCCGAGGCTGCGTTGTAGGGCCGAATTGCTCCACGTATAGCCGCCGTCGTTGGAGTAGAAGAGCTGCACGTAGCGCGAGCCGCTGACGATGGTTCCGACCGAGCAATCCAGCCGCAGGCGCGGGTAGAACACGCGGTTCAGTTGGGCGGTGGCGAAGTGCGGAGAAGTCCGCTCCCGGCACATCGTGTCGCCATCGAACGTGAACACGTCATCGCTGGCGGTATAGATCGACGCACGGTCAGTCACGGTCGGGTGAGTGGACAGCGAGCCGCAGAAGTAATGAGCGCCCAGCGGGCTGACAACGTGGTGCGTCACCCGCCACGGCTCGAAGTCGCCATTGAAGAACTCGGCAATCTCAAACCATGAATCCGTGTTGACGGAGTAGCACAGCGTCGTGTCCAGACTCGGCACGTTGACGCAGTAGAAGGCATTCCCCTTCCATTGCCAGCAGTAGCCAACCGCCGACTCCACGTCGAATGTGTTCGTGGTCGAGGACAGCATCTCCTCGATGGCGTGGTTACTGATTCGGCGCGGCTGGTAGCCGGAAGCCGTGTAAACCACGTTCGTGCCGTTCTCGTCCCGACCGATCCAGAACAGCGAGTTATCGAGGGTGCAGACCGCCCCGGGAGCCGTGCAGCCGACCGAGATGGAAATGCCCGTATTGCGCTCGAAAGCAGCATCAGCACTGGACGACGCGCGCCACACCTCGATGGTGCGCGAGCCCATCAGCCACAGCTCTTCGCGGTACACGATTCCACGAACAAGGCCGTCAGGCGAACTCTCAGCCGTGGCAAAGTCCAGCGCGTCATAGGTCAGCGGGTCATCAATCGCAGACCAATAGATTTGGTCGTTGAAGCGAGCGCCGAAGACGAACCGGCCAGCGAGGTAAGCAACCCAGTTCGGAGACGAGGGGAAGTCAACGTCTGAAATCTGCGTGAAGGTGCTGGTTCCTACCTCGTAGGCGTAGCCGAACACGCCGCCAGCGATGACGACATGTTCCCGGCCCGATGCCATCACAGCCGAAGCACCGGTTGTGACCACCGTGCCGAGGGATGAGCCGATGGTGCCAGTCGTGATGTCGAACAGGCCCGTGCCAATCACCGCATAGAGGTCGGTATCCCCATACGCAGTCACAGCCTTGAAGGACGTTTGCGTGGTCGAGAAGCTGTTCTCAGTCAGCCCCGGCACAGACTTCAGGAAGAACTGCGCCTTACCTGTGCCGGACTCGACCTTCTGCGGGTACATGTTGACCGTGCGCTGAACGTCCGCTTTCCGGTTGGAAAGCTGGTAGCTCGGTCCGACGAAAGGCACGCTCACGCCAGCCGCCTCGTTTGCTTGCGCTGGAGCTTCCCAGCACCGAACGCGACGTTTGCCGCCATGCCGTTCAGCGTTTGCAGGACCTGCTGATACTTCATCTCCCACTCAGGCATGCGAGCTGAAAGACCGAAGTACCCTGCGGCTTCCACCAGCGTGGCATAGATGAACAGGTCATCTGCCTCTTGGAACAGCGCATTGCTGGCGATGGTCGCGTCAGACAGGGCGGCACGCTCGTAGAAGTAGCGGCCATTCAGCGTGGTGGCGTCGGCAATGCTCGGAGCGAACCGAAACGAGGTGCCAGCCTCGCAGAAGTACTCCGTCGAACCACCGGGGCTGTCCTCCATGTAGCGGATCAGCCATTCCTCGGAGACGGGTTCCAGAGGGTTCCCATCGAAGTACAGGATCGACGGGGCTTTGTAGTCGGTCGGGATGGTGGCGAGGTTGCCCGAGGTGGTGACAGCAGAGAAAGCCTTCTCGTTGAAGCGAGTTTTCGCCTCACGATAGATGCGCTTCTCTGCCACACGCAGGTTTCGCGTGAGCGTGGCGGTCGTGATGTCCGTTGTCGATACATCGTCGCCATCGAGAAGCCGCTGAACTTCGATCAGGAAGCCAGCGAGCGTGGTGATGTCTGAACTCATTTCAGCAGCTTGCTAAATGCGACCATCTGGGGATTCGCCTTGAGCCAGGCGAGTGCGCGTTTCTGGTCGAGGGTGCCGTCTTGGCGCAGCATGGTTGCCAGCTCAGCCATCGGGACGGTGCCGACATAGCGGAACTCGCCCCACTTCTCGCCGTCCGTCTTGGCGCGCATCTCTGAGGCGTGTTCAATGAACGGCTGCGCGTCGTAGCTCTTTTCGATGACCACCTTGTTGTCAAGGTCGTGAACCTGCGTCTGCACGCCGGTCTGCTTGTCTGACTCTTTGAAGACGATGGACATAGAAAAAAGGCCCGGGGGTTAGCCGGGCCGTCAAGGAGGAGAGGGAGGGGATTACGGGGTCAGGTTGTCGATCTTCGCCAGAGCGCGCTCGGCGGTGACCACAACAGCGGCTTCCACGAAGCACAGTTCCTTCTCGGTGTGGCCGGTCTTGGCGAGCGGCGTCGATTGGAACTCTTGCAGGTAGGCCACGCCGTAGTAATCCGGGTTCAGGATGTACACAACGTCCGTGCCGACCGTGGCCTGCACGTAGTTGGGGACAATCGACAGAGCGCCGAAGTCGGACATGTACATGTCAGCGCCGCCGACGATCACAGCCTGCTTGCCCTTCGGGATGTCGTAGCGGTTCAGGGCGATGCCCGAGAAGCCGCTGAACGTGCCCTTGTGGCTGGGAGACATGCTGATGAACGAAGGCATCTCACCCGACTGCGAATACACGTTCTGCATCGCGGTCTTCACCAGAGTTTCGGTGAAGGTCCGGTTCGTGCCAGCGGTGACAGCCGTGGTCGGAGCGCCCGAGGTGTGGGCAGTCGTCGCACCAGCGCCGTTGTGCAGCGCGTTCGTGTAGATCAGCACGCCAAGGCCACCGGTTTCACGGGCGGTCGTGGAGTTGCCAGCCACAGCAGCGGACTTGGACACCAGGCGCGCTTCGAGGTCGCGCTTCAGTTCCTTCATGATCTTGGCCTTCTGATAGGCCATTTCCGAAGGACGACCGGCGGCGCGGGTCTTCTCTTGCGAGCCCGAGACGACAGCAACCTTGTCCATCAGTTGCGTGTAGTTGCCCACACGGTTGGTGGCGGTCAGGGCGGTGCCGGTGCGGTCGTCGCCTTCGATCACCGCGTTCGACGCACTCGGCGTGGCGAGGGTGTCGCGCTGCCACTCGTGGAACTTGGCGTTTGCCTTGAAACGACGACCAGCGGACAGAACCGGAGTCGCTTCGGGCGACACGAGGTAGATCTTGTCTTGCAGGTCTTCGCGGTTGCCGATAGCGTCATAGCTATCAAAGGTATTGGTCGGTTGGGTCATGTTTCTCTCAAAGGAATGCGGCCAAGTCCTCGGCTCTGCCTGACTTCTTCAGGCGGTCGAGGGCGGCCTTGTTGGTGGACTTGGGCTGAGGTGCCGATGGCTTGATGACCTTCGGGGCAACAGCCACTTTCTTCAGCGTCGCGGCCTTGGTGGTCTGCAACTGTCGGAACTGGATCGCGTCGCCAGCGAGCAGGAGCAACTTCCCGAGGGATTCGGGCGGAAGTCCCGCTTCAGCCATTGACTTGGTGAGCGCACTCAGGTCGCGCGCTTTCCAGCCGACGTGCTTTTCCACGTCTTGGAGCAGCTTCCCGACCTTCTCGTCGGAATAGTCCTTGAGAGACTTGCTCAGCAGCTCGTTGGATTGCCTGACGGCTTGATCCACTGCCTTTGCTTTCTCTTGCTCCTGTGCCTGCTGTAGTTGGGCGCGCTGCTGTTCGAGGGCCTGATACGTGTTGCTCAACTGCTGCTGTTTCGCTTGCAGTTGGACGAACCGCGTCGGGTCTTGAACGGACAGTTCAACCCAATCCACCCCGTTTAGTTCGGGGGCAGCCTGTCGAAGGACCAGTTCCTGCAATTGATTGATCTTGTCAATTGCGGATTGCTGGGCTTCCGTCAGTGCTTTTGTGAATTTCTGCTCAACCTCTGCCGCTTCTTTGGCAATGGCTTGAGTCTTTCGGGTGTAGTCGGCCTGGAGCATGTAGCCCTTTGCCAACTCATCGAGGGTGACTTCTTTCTCTTCGTCTACGCCCGCATCGTTCTTGACGGTGATCTTGAACGCCTGCGTCTCGTCGGTCGTTTCCTCAACCGCTTCAACCTTCTCTTCGCCTTCTTCCGCTGCGTTGTCAGCGTTCGGCTCGGCTAGCTCCTCTTGCGGAACCTCTTCACCGAGGGCGGCGAGAAGATCGTCTTCAGGGGTCGTTTCGACTGCGTTTTGTGCTTGGTCGGACATGAAAAAAAGCCGCTCGGAGGCGGCTTGTAGTTGGGGAGAGTGATGCTTAGAAGGCTCTGAGGATGTTTCTCAGTCGCTCCGATTTGGTGCCGTCGAGGGCGCGCATGTTTTCTCGCGCCAGCTTGCCGGTTTGCACGTAGCCCAAGAGCAGCGCGCGGAACTTCTTGGATGTCTTGAAGAGTTGCCAGAGCAGTTCCTTGCCCTTGTCGTCGCGGCTGGGGCATTGCTCCCACTGCGCGATGACTTCTGACTCGATGGCATCCAGTGCCTCGATGAGAACGTCATCGTTCAGCAGTTCCGCAGCACGCATGCCGCGCGAGTCCTGCAACTTCAGGTCAAGTTCCGCCATCAAGCCTCCAAGAGCAGCAGGGCGATTGCGTCATCCTCGTCCCGCATCTGTTGCTGAGCCAGAAGCGTTGCCTCTAGCTCAAGTTCCTGCCGAAGTGCATCGGTCAGGGCTTGCTGATACAGCCGCTCATAGAGCTGCGGCCAGTTGAAATCTGCCGATTCACCGAACGGCTTGAGAACGCTGCGAACCTCGGCGAAGCGGGCCGACTTCGGCACCGATCCGCGCTTGACCTGATCCTTCGCAGCCTCTGCGATTGCCGCCCGAACCTGAGCCTTTACCTCTTGGCTCGGCTTGCTGGCCTTCTTCGGCTTCGGCTGCTCGGGCTTCTCTGCTGCTGGCTCATCTGGTGAGCTAGGCTTGCGCTTCCACCAGAGTTTCGGGGCCTGGTCAACCTCGAAGCCCGGGAATCCTGACCCCGGCAATTCCTCAAGAAGCGCAGATCCACTGATCGATGCGTCCTGAACCTGTAGCGTGCCCGTCGCATCGTGCGTCCCAACGCTGGTATGCGCCGCCGCACCGCTAATCGTTGCGTCCTGACTCGCAAGCGCACCAGATGCCGCATGCTCGTGAGCCGCAGAACCTGCAAGCGTCGCAGCCTGGCTAGCTAGCGCACCCGTCGAGGTGTGCAGCGTCAGGTGGGCAGCAGATCCAGCAACGGTGGCGTCTTGTGCTGCCAGTGCGCCAGTAGCCGCGTGCTGATGAGCAGCCGAGCCACTAACCGTCGAGTCCTGCGCCGCAAGTGCACCCGTCGTCGTGTGCAGGGCCAGGTGCGTTGCCGAACCTGCCACCGTGGCATCTTGTGCCGCCAGTGCACCGCTGGTGCCGTGCGATGCGCCTGCTGCGGTGTGATCCGCAGAACCTGCAATCGTTGCGTCTTGCGCCGATAGCGCACCCGTTGCCGCGTGCTGGTGCTGCGCAGTACCGCTGACCGTTGCAGCCTGAGCGCTCAGTGCCCCGGCGCTGGTGTGCAGCGTGAGGTGCGCCGCCGTTCCGGCCAGCGTCGAGGCTTGTGCGGCCAGTGCGCCAGTCGCTGCGTGCTGATGGGCCGCGGACCCTGCAATCGTCGCCGCCTGGGCGCTCAGCGCGCCGGTGCTTGAGTGTTCGTCCGCTGCCGTGCCGGCGATCGTGGCGTCCTGCGCGGTGAGGGCGCCGGTGGCGGCGTGCTGATGTGCTGCCGCGCCAGAAACCGTCGCCGCCAGCGCAGCGAGCGCACCGGTGCTGGTGTGCAGCGTCGCGTGTGCGGCGGTGCCCGCGATCGTGGCGTCTTGCGACGTCAGGGCTCCGGTGGTCGCGTGCAGCACCGAGTGCGCCGCGGTGCCCGCGATGGTGGCATCCTGCGCGGCCAGCGCGCCGGTGGTCGTGTGGGTTCCGCCAGACGCTGCGGGGAAAAACCAATCGTTCCACGCAGCGATGAAGTCTGCGTTGTCGAAGTTGGGACCGCGGCTAGGGCGCTTTCTCAGCTCTGCGAGCTTCAGGCCGCTGATCGGACCCGCTTTCCGTACTGATCGCTTCCACCAGGCCGAGCCCCATCCCTTGCGGCCCTTGCCGGTGATCGGCTGACCTGAGATGAACAGGAAGACTTCGGCGCTGTTCGTCGTGCCAGCTGCGTTGGTCGCTTGCAGCCTGAACTGACGCCCGTTGTCCGCGCTGCTCAGCGTGGCGGTGGTGTAGTCCTCGCTCGTTCCGCCTGTTCCGGTGGAGACGTTCGTCCACGCCCCGGAAACCTGCTCCTGCCACTGGAAGCTAGTCGCTCCGGTGGTCGTGGTGTTGAACGTCGCGGTTGCGCCTGATGCCGCTGTCTGCTGAACCGGCTGCGCGCTGATCGTCGGCGTTGACGGCTCGTCGAAGACGATCATCGCCGAGTTGTTGACGTCCAACCCGCCGTTGACGAAGTCGCCGGTCGTCGCGCCAGTTGACGTTATCGCCTTGGTCTGAGCTCGGATGAAGTTGACCGTCGCTCCGAACGTCCCCGCATTCGTGAAGCCGGTTCCAACTCCAGGGGTTCCGCCCTGGTAGTCCACGCAGGCAGCCAAGCAGAACGCAGGCTGCGATCCTACCGTGATGCTCAGCGATGGCGTCGGGTTTGTTCCGCCGTCAGCCTGAGACGCGCCGCCTCCAGAATCAACAGCGTTGACCCCGGTAATCTCGAAAGCGAGTATCTGCCTATTGCTGCGAGAGCCGCCGAAGGTACACAGCAGATCAAGCGAACCGGTTCCCGTGACTTGGCACGTCAGCGAGGTCCACTCGTCAACAATGCCAGGGCCAGGGCCAATCGAAGAGCTTTGCTGAGTGACACTGCCAATCGTGGCCGTGCCAGAGTTCTGCGTGATCGTCGTGGTATCTGCAACGTTGCCGTTGACGAGAATCCACAGCCAATTGTTAGCCGTTACGTTTGAGCCGAACGAGCCGGTGGCGATTGTGGTCGCCGCCGCAGCCGCCTCATTGAACTTCGACTGGACGATGGAGCCTGCCATCTCAGGCTCCTAGTTCAACCGTGCGTCTCGACGTATGAGCCGCTGACCACGCTTGCCGTGGTGGTGTTGGGGACGAAGACAAGCCACGGCACCGTGCCGTCATAGATGCGCGTGCCGAGTCCGGTCAGTGCGTCGGCCTGGTTGGGGATCAGTGCCTGCAGCGGGATGCTCGCGAGCTTGCGGTACGCCACCAGATTGATGGTGCCGCTTGTCCACGTCGCCGAGAGAGTCAGAGACTGAACGGATCGCACACCTGTATCGCCGGCTTGTAGGCCGATGAAGTACGTCGCACCGATGGCGGAAGACGCCACCGTTGCGATGATGTTCGTTGCTGTGCGCCCGGCCGTGCCGGCCTGGTTGGTGTAGCTGATCGTGATCGTCGGCGTGCCTGCGCCGGTCGCTGCGCTGACCTCGACTGCGAGCATGACGCCGAGGCCTGTGGTCGCCGGCGTGTCGTCGGTGCCGCTGGTCGGGCAGCGGCTGGGCCAGGTTGGCGTCGTGCTGTTCTGCGCCGCCGTGCTGGTGATGGTGTATCCGCCATTGCTCCAGATGCGGTCGAGCACCAGCAGGCGCCCTGCCTGCGTTGCCATCGCGTCCAGATAAGCGAGATAGGCGTTGCCTGACGCGGGGTTGTAGTGCGGGATCGCACCGTTCGGGATCGTCGTCGAACTGTCGAGCACGGCGCCATTCAACGTGCCGTTTTGCGACCCTGCGCCGGGCATACCGCCGAGCGGCCACAGCGACGCAGGACGGCCGGCGACAAGCGTCGCCGTGACCGACTTGGCGAACTCGATCGGCGGGCGCAACCCCGCAAAGATCCCGTCCAGCGTCGAGATTGCCATGGCTCAGGCCGGTGCCGAGTAGGTCAGCGACGAGCACGAAACGGTGTCACCCGCGCCCACCGTCAAGCCGCCCGTCATATTGATGTCAGAGGCAGAGGCGGCCACAGCGCAGTGCACAACCACCGTGCCAGCCGAGGTCTGGAGCGTTGCCGTTGCGACAGGCGATGCGTTGCCCGTGGCGTTGGTGTCGCTGGTGATCGCGTTGGCCGTGATCGTTCCACCCGATGCAGCTCCGAAGGGGGTAGCACTGAACACGAGGTTAGCGACGATGGTGCCAGGTGCGCCCACAGTCCCGGTTAGGCGGAACTTCAGGTGGGGGCTCGTGCCCAGCGCGGTCGTGACTGCATCCGCAAGCGTGTTGCGGAACGTGGCGGAATGAGTGACAGCCATTAGTCGGCCTCTTTCGGTTGTTCGTCGGGAAGCGGGATGAAGTCGAGCTTGTATTCCTCGACCTTGCCAGTCCCGGCGCGGGTGATCTGGATGGTCGCGTGCGCAATCGCTTGCTGAGCCTTCAGCGCCGCAGGGATGCGCGCCGCCTGGCCGGACATCACGGCTTCAGATGCTTTGAGTTCGCTCATTGGATTACCGGAGCCACCCCGATGGGGCGCCCTTGTTCGTCTTTGATGATCTGTTTCGGAGAAAGCATGGCCTGAGCGAGCATCTGCACGCTTTGAGCCATTGCCATCAGCGCTTGGTTCTCTTGCGTCTCGCCCTGCTCTGCGGGTAGTTGTGGCTGCGTCAGGATTTGCTGCGCCCGCAACTCCATCGCCTTCAGCTCTTTCTCATGCTGTCGGGTGCGCTCAGCCTGTTGAGCCTCGAACTGCTTCTCAAGCATGAACTTCTGCTGGTCGGTCCGCGTCTCGACCTGGAACTGTTGGGCGCTCTGCTGGAGCTTGGCCCCTTCGATCTGCACCTTCGGGTCAGGCTGAGGCTGCTGCGGAGGCGGCGGCGGCACTGTCTCGGGGTCGGTGAAGAACTCCGAAGCGTCCTTGAAGCCCGACAACTCGACCTTGCGCTTCTGGAGGTTGTAGAGGTTCTTGGGGTTGACCAGCATGCCAAGGCCAGCCGCCATCATGTTCCCCTGCGCGGCTTCAATCGAGCCGAGCATCTGCATCTGCTGCATCTTGTCGCCTGCACCGATGCCGACATTGATGCTCATGTCATAGCCGTCCGACCACTCTTGCGGGTCGTACTGCACGAACTTGTTGTTCATGCGGAAGGCGAGCTTCTCCATGCAGTAGTCGGTGAGCGTCTTGAAGATGCCCTTGAACATCGGGGCAACAAGCGCCTCAGCCATGATCCGCGCCATGAGCTTCATGCGCTTCTGGCTGGCGTTCATGATCTGCTGGAGACCGTGAGCCGTCTTGTTCAGGCTGTCGGCATCAAGCCCCTGCGAATAGCGCGTGTAGCCGGTGCGGTTTTCCTTCGCACTGGCCTGCATCTCAAGCACGGGCAGGATGTCGGGAAGGCGCAGAGCCTCCACGTAGGGGCGGATCGCTCCAGCAGCCTTCTCGCGCAGCAAACCACCAGGCCGACGATTCAGCAAGTCATCAATGTTGGCGAGCGGGTTGCCCTGCTGGTCGGTGAGAACGACCGTTTCTTGGTTGTTCGCGTTGTACAGACCGTCAAGCGTCTGCCGCCAGATGTCGGTGTTGGCCCGCTGGAACTCGCTCACGAGGTCGGCAACGGAGATGCCAGCGAATCGGTGCGTCAGCAGGTACGGTGTCCACGCGGCCATCTGGACGTGGCTGCATTCCTCGTTCTGGAGGATCTTGTCACCGAGGCGGATGATGCGGCGGCGCTCAGCGATGCCGTCTCCGTCATAGTCAACGAGGACGTACTCTTCCCGGATCCAGCCCTCGACTGCGGCAGGATCGATGTCCATGCCCAAGTCTTGATTGGAGCGCCAGGACAGTTGCCCGTCATAGAGCGTGTCGCGCAGATCGGCGTCAACAGACGTCTGCCCGTCATCGGTCGCAGCCTTCACGTCATCGATGGTGACATCCTCGAAACCCATTTGCTTGATGTCGCTGAACGTCTTCCGCGAGACGTGAGCCACATACGGAGACTCATCGAGCAGGATGGAGTTGTGGCGCTTGGAAACGCGGAACTCATCGGGCGGCACGGAGACGACACGGACCTTGCCCTTCTCCTGAATCTCTTTGATCTTGACCGTGAAGCGCTTACCGATGGGCTGCTCAGGCATTCCCTCGTCATAGGGCTCTGCCGTCTCGTCCTCAAGCTCTTCCTTCTCGATGACCTCAGCGGTCGGGTGGGTCGAGAGGTAGAGCGCAAGGCTCATCTCGTCCACATCACGATAGGTCGTGAAGACTGGGGTTCGCTTCTCTTCCCAGTACCACTTGACGCCGCCCGTCTTGAGCATCAAGGCGTCTTTGGCAGCGGTGTAGAGCAGCAGGAAGCCGTTGTTCTGCTTGTAGAAGACGTAGTTGCAGGCGTCGGAGGCCTGCTGTGCGCCGTCTTCATCCTCTGCGCTCACCGGCTCAAACCGGACAGCCTCATCGGTGCTTGCGAAGACTTCCACCAGATCAGGAAGCATGCCCTCGACAGCATCGAACACATCAGACGCGATGACTTGGCTGCGGCCGTCTTCCTCGTTGCCATACGGCAGGCGCAGGTACTCCTTGAGCGAACGCTCGCGCTGGGCGGCCAGCTCACCGGAGTTGTACTGAAAGGCTGACGACGCTTCGGCTTCTAGGAAGCCCAGCAAGTCGTCGTCGGTCATCTTGGTCATGCGAGGCGTCTACTCTTGTATTGCAGCGGCGGCATTGAGTTCGGGCGGGTTGCCGTGTTGGCAAAGGTCAGGTTCCAAGCGTCTGCCCGGTTAGGGCTCTTGACGCCGCGCTTCTTCATCTCGTCCTTGCCCTCGACCTTGATGAGCCCGTTGCTCAGGATCGAATAGGTCGGGACGGTCAGCTCGGCGATGGTTTCGTCATCGTCGGCAAACCGGCAATCTCTGGCGTCCAGCCACTCGCGGCACTTGAACCACAGTTCATCGCGCAGGCGGTTGTATTGCCGCTCCTGGTTGGCGTTGACTGCCTCTGTCTCGGCTACGTTGATGCCGTACACCGGAAGCGCCAACTCCTTCAGCCGGTCAACCACTCCAGCCCCGATGCCGATCACATCCACGTTGATGGCAACAGGCCGCAGCGGGTCAGGCGTCGCATCCCACTCGGCCTTGATGAGCCCAGCGGTTTGCATGGTGTCCTTGCCCCACCACTCTTTGACCGGCTCAAGCTGGTGGTTGCCGCGTCTTTTGGCTAGGGCCGACGAGTCATCGCCGAAGCGGGCCACGTCTACACCCCACACGACAGGGGCATTCATCGTGATAGCTACATCACGGATCTTTGCCGCCTCGCACAGCTCTAGCGGGATCACACCATCAGCAGCGCCGACGAACTCACCCAGCACACGGACCTTGAAGACTGGGCTCTGTCGCCCGTACTTCTTCTCCATGTTCTCGATGTAGCCCCGGGCAACCATCGGGCTGTCTTCCCCATTCCAATGCAACGGAGCCCACGCCCCGCGCATCTTGTGGTGGCTGTCAAAGAAGTAGCCGCTCTGCCTGGTCGGGTTCGCCGCCATCACCACGAAGGCGCCCTCAGTGGACAAGGCGCCCTCAGCCACCTCGAACACGTTGTCTGCGACACCCGAAGCCTCGTCTATGAGGAACAGGATGTGTTCGCTGTGGAAGCCCTGTAGGGCCTCTGGCCGCTCCGGTCTGGATGTGCGAGCCACCGAGAACGATTCGTTCGGGGCTGACTTCATCCTGAAGGCCCCAGCGCTCCACTCGAACTGACTGCCCAGCGCAGGCATCCGCTCGCTCATCTTGCGGTGCCACTTGGCAATTTCAGACCACAGCACATCCTCTAGCTGGTGGCTGGTCGGGGCCGTTGCTGGCACCTTGGCAGGGAAGTAGCAGGCAAGGAACCACAGCACGCACCAGGCCATGAATGTGGACTTGCCTGTGCCGTGACCTGATCGGATGCTTACCCGGCGCTTCTGGACAATCGCCTTGGAGGCTTGCCACTGCTGATCGGTCGGCTTTGCGCCTAGAACCTCTTGGGCGAACAGCGCAGGCCCGCCCTCACGCCACCTAAGAACCGCTTTCTGCGTTTCCGACAGTTCGGCCATTCAGTGCAGCCAGTTCAGCGGCGAAGTTTCCAGAGTGTTCAATCTCGCTCTTGTCGCGCCAGTCGCCAGGCTTCCGGTTCTTGAGCCAGAAGATCGCAGCGGTCGTGTCTGGCGGGTAGAACTTGCGGATCTGCGTCTGCACAACCTCGCCGTTGATGACCTTGATATCAACCTCGTCCCGCTCGTAGCCAACAGCGCGCTCAAAGAGGCTGCGCTCGACTCTTTCGTCAGCGGTGGCCTTGGAAGCCTTTAGGGCCTGACAGAACTCGGGGAAGTTGTTCTTCCACCGATACAGAGTGCGGACGCTTACCTCGAAGAAGTCTGCAAGCTCCACATCGGTGGCGCCCTCTTCGCATTGCTTCTTGGCTTGCTCGGCGAACTCTGGCCGGTAGTCGGTGGGTCTTCCCATTGCTCTGCGACTGCCTCTCGGCTTGGTCGCCCGTTAGTGGTTACTGGCTGATTAACCGCCAGAGAGCGCAACGTCTACCCCGCCGTCTAGATCGGCGAACGCTCTACGTGTTGAGGGTTCTGGCTGACTTTGGCTACAGAGTGCAGCCTGGATGAAGCCTTCGCTTGGCTTCTACGTATGCTTGATGCGCTTCCTCTGGCGTATCGAACGTGCCGATTCGCATGGGTGCGCCGCCATTCACGCGGATGAAGGCTCTGAACTTGCTACGGTGGGCAGACACACCCAAGAAGCCGCTCTTGTTGCCCTTCTGCGGCTTTCGCTGGTTCTGGGCGTTTACGTACCCGTCAGCAGCGCGCAGATTCTTCCAAGCGTTGTTTGACCGACTGCCGTCAATATGGTCAACGCCTTGCTTCGGCCACATGCCCGTCATGTACAGGAACGCCAGCCGATGCTCTAGCCACAACTTGCCGAGGATCTTGATAGCCCTGTAGCCTCGCCCGTCATCAGCCTTCCCCGCCCGCTTACCTATGAAACTGTTCGGCGCCTTCGGATCAGCCTTCCCAATCCACGTGAACACACCCGTCTCTGGCTCGTAGTGCAGCCACTGCTTGAGCATGTCTTGCGTGAGTTCTTGGGTCATCGGTTCCCTCTGGCTTTGCGCTAGCCAGGCTGCGAACGTCCCACCCCTGCGCATTGGGGTTGGTGGAGGTTCTCGGAGATTGGTGAGCGCCTAACTGCCGCCAACAGTCTGATCTTTCGACCCGCACTGACGCTCGTTGTAGGTGGCCCGGACGACGCTGGGGAGGTGAGGAGGGAGGGGAGACAGCGACGCCGGGCCGGAAACGACAAATCCCCGATGACTTTCGCCGACCGGGGATTTTTGGAGGCAATGCCTCACCCGTGAGATTAGACTTTCGCAAAGAACCTGTCAATAGCCTCAGCGACTATTTTCATTCTTTCTTGCTCGTTCTCGGGCAATCGCGGGCTTCTCCAGACTGCCACCCCTGTTGCTCTGTTCCTTGCCAGCACATAGAGGGCCGTCCTATAGGGTTCATCCATCTCGTTAACGATGTGCCCAATGTCCTTGGCTAATTGGCCGCGCCCGTCTGTTTCCTGCGCCCCATTCATGTCGTCATATTGACGGGAGGTGTGCCATCCACGGGTGGACGGGCATTCGACGGGGTAGCCCTCCACTGGCGTCCAATTCCGCTCATAGCGCCACCAGAAGACTAGGAGGCTGATTGCATCTGTGAATGGATCACGATTCATCTAGGTGCCCCCCTGCTCTAGATGCGGATTGAGTAAAGCGAGGAAGCGCAATGCACCCTCTACGTCCCTAACCTGCGCGATAGGCCCGCCCTTCCAAGCGTCCCACCACTTGATTTGCTGTTCGGTGAACTTGCCTGTCTTAAGGGCTTTCACCTCCACCAACCCGGTCACGCCGTGGATGCCGATCAGAAGGTCTGGGCAGCCGTTGCCGACCATGTGAAGAAGCGTCACCGATGCGCCAGCCTCACGCAGGGCCTCGACTATCTCTGTCTGGTTGCCGTCAACCTTCGCCGCTCTACGCATTTAGGGCCTCTTGACCGAATGCAGCCCGTACATCGGCCCAGCACTCGGAGGCGTCGGGAACGGACACCAGTGCGTTGTGTTGTCGCCTCGTCTGTATCTCAGGCTTCCCCACCAATCAACGCCGACACACTTTCCGTCCCACGTCAGAACATACGTTTCCGGCTCGGGCATCTCATCAGCCAAAGCGCGCCAATGAATCAACTCATCAAGCTTGCTCATCTATCTTTCCTTGTAGGCTGCGGTAGTGTTGGGCGTCGGCGAACTCTTGCAGAGCGGCTTGGCGAATCAGCGTCTTGACTTGCTCAAAGGCTCTGACCGGATCGTCCTGATCGATTGCGCTTGCCCATCGATAGGTCTGCATCGCCTCGTAGAAGTCGCGCCCGTCTAAGAACTCGTTGAGCGTTTCAGCCATTCCTCGCGCCTCGCTGTTATTTCAGCCCCCGCCTGCCTGAACTTGTCGCACTGGCGGGTGTAGTGCGCTCCGTACATCGTCCACTTGGCTCCATGCTTGCACTTGGCGAACCCGAGGCGGGCCATTGCTGGCTGCGTTTCTCGGGGGTTCCAGTTCTCGCAAGAGATGCACTGAACGTGTTCACTCACAACGCTCAAACATGTCCACCGTGAGCGCGGCTTTCTTCCTCGTCGCGTAAGCCGTCCGCTTGTGGTGCTCTGCGTCATACGTCAGGTGGCACCGTTGGCACATCGCTTTGAGGTTGTGCGCCTCGCAGTTCTCCGGTGTGTGGTCAAGGTGTGCCACCGTCAGCACGACACGCGAGCCAGTCACGGGATGAGGCTCACCGTTAGGCGCGCGACACTCTGGATAGGCGGGAGAGCCCTCGCACCTTTGTCCTGCGCGCTCTCGTATCGCGTCTGCAATGCGCTTCCAGTCTTTCGGGTATCGCGCCTTGTTCTCAGGCCTGATAGGCATGCTGGCATCCTAGAACGGGCAATCCGAATCCATGTTGTCGAAGCCCGTCTGTGGCTTCGCTGCGGCCTTAGGCGCTGGCTTGGCGGCAGGCTCCGACGATTGCTCGCGCGATCCCAGCATCTGCATCTGCTCAGCCACGATTTCAGTTGTGTACTGATCCTTGCCTTCCTTGTCCTGCCACTTGCGGGTCTTGAGTCGTCCCTCCACGTAGCACGGCGCACCCTTCTTCAGGTACTCACCGACGATTTCGGCCAGACGGTCATAGAAGACGACGCGATGCCACTCGGTTTCCTCCTGCGGCTGCTTGTCCTTGTCCTTCCACTTGCGCACCGATGCGATGCTCACGTTGGCGACAGCGGTGCCGCTGGGCGTGTAGCGCACTTCGGGATCGCGCCCGAGGTTGCCGATGATCTGAACCTTATTGAGGCTTGCCATGTGTTCTCCTAAGTTGCTTCGTACTCTGACGGAGGCATCCCCTTGGGGATCTTCCGCAGTCCTTTGAATCGGATCAGCCTGTTCTTCTCAAGCGTCAGGATCCAGCTATTGACCGTGTCCCACTTCGCCAGCATCAGCTCCTGAAGCTCGGGGTTAGTTCTGGGCTTCTCTCGGATCAGGACTAGTGCGCGGCATATGCTGTCAAGTGAGTTACGCGGGGTGCGCTTCATTCGCCTCCCGTTGCTTCACGCAGTCCAGGCATCTGAAAAGCTTCCGGTTCGGCCCGAACATCTTCCCGCCCGTCCTGAGCTTGCTGTGCCCGCGTGAGAAGCACTTGAGCCTGCACACGACTCCGATGCCTACCTGCCTCCACGGCACATCGCCTCGGGCTTGGGTGTCGTCGCTGGTCATGCGCCTAGCTCCAGTTGCTCAGCCTTGGGAGGCTCTGGCGGGATCAGTTGGCCTTGAGCTTGGGCGCGGCTGATGCGCTCGCAGGCGATGTCGAAATACTTGCGCTCTCGCTCTATGCCGGTGAATTGGCGCCCCATCAACTCAGAGGCAACGCCAGTGCTGCCGCTGCCCATGAACGGATCGAGCACCGAATCACCCTGAGGCGCAGAACTGATGGCCCATTGCATGACAGCAACGGGCTTCTGCGTTGGGTGCTCTTTGGTTCGATAGTCACCGCGCGCCAGAGGGTCATAGGTCATCACGCGCGCATTTCCATCCCAACTGCACCATGCGAACTCGCATTCGGCAAAGTCCCGGTTCTTGAAGCCTGCGCCTTTGTCCCACACCAGGTAGGCGCGGCGCGGCGGCAGCGCGAAGTAGTTGCCGCCAAAAATCACCTTGTGCGCTGCCTTATCCAGCAGCAGCAGCAGCAGCCATTGCGGAGGCGTCTCGTTGTCCCATCCCAGATCGGCGCAGGCTTCAATTTTCAGCCGCCCATATTTGCCCGTCCCTGCGCTCGCTCCAATGCCGTATGGTGGGTCCGTGCACAGCAGGTCGTGCACGGGCAGCGATGGCAGCACTTCGCGTGCGTCCCCGTGATACAGCGTCGCGTTTCCGATGACGACTTTCTCGGTCATGCCAACACCCACCCTGCTCTGCGCTGCCCGTTGCTGCCGTCAATCTCCACCTTCACCAGCCCTTTGCTCTCAAGGCTGACGAGTGCTTCGTACAGTTCCTCGTGGCTCAGCCAAGGCGCTTTGGTCAGCAGCAGGAGCGCCGGTTGGGGCTCGGGGGCCATGAGGTCTAGGACTGCTTTGTGGTCGTGGAGGGTCATGCGGTTACCTGCTCCGGCTTACCGGCCCATGTGAGCGTTTCGTCTTCGCCATCGTTGGGGCGGATGGGGCGTAAGCACTTGTCTTCAATCCAATCCCCGGCGCGCCACGCACCATGAACAAATACTTCTTTTCCAACTGGCGGGTCAATAATCCAAGCTGGCGCTCCAGTTCTAGGGCACGGCTTTAGTGACACGCACGTAACGATCTTTCCGACGGAATGTGGGCGCGTCATCGAAACGACGATCACAGCCAAGTCACCCTTCTTGCAGTTCATGCCGTCCTCCGAAACTTGTTTGCGATCAGCCGCAACTCAGGCGGCGGCGCTGTGTAGCCTCGCTCTTGCTGCTGCTTGAGCATCTCTGTGGTCTTGAGGGCTTGGCTGCTTGCTGCGGCCTCGATCTGCTTTTCCTTCGCAGGCCACACACCACGCCAGCCCATCACGGTCGATTGGTCTAGAGCAGCGTTCGGGCAGTGCCCAGCGGCCCTGATGCGTTCGAGGTCTTGAAGAATCATCTTCTGCGCTCGCTCTGTGAATGGCACCTTGCGCATGGACTTCCTCATCTCGACAAATCCGGCCCATGCTTCGGGGTCGATGTATTGAGGGAGTTCGATCATCAGCAGTCCCACTCGTAAAGAGCGTTCCAGCAGGCTTGCTCAAGTTTTTCGCCTCGCTTCATCTCTTCCCCAAACGAGTGAATCACTTCAACCAGAAGCCCGCATTGCTCAGCTTGTTTGATCATTCGAGCAACCGAGTCCCACTCACCTACATCCATTTCCTCATCAATCTTCAACATCGCTTTCCCCTTCTCCTATTACTCTCCACTGCTACACCACACCCATCGGGCTCCAAGGGTTCCGGGCAAAAGAGGCCCAAGCCCATCCGGAGATGAGTTCAGGCCCCCATGCAATCGGTCACCAATGGGACGCGCTGCAAGTTCAAGTCGATGGCACTCGCTTGACTGATCCACACAACCCCCTGTGCCGGGGTACAACTCGCGCTGTGGATTTCGGCGCGCTGGCGGTCTGAGCATTCATCCTTCCGCCTCTTACATGGCCCCGGATCGAGTGAACCTTTCGGTTCGACGCCTGAGCGACCATGCCAGCCCGACTAACGGGCGTGAGATGCTTTGTGGTGGGTTCCGGCAAACCGGATACCTTGACGCCTGTGCTCTAGAAACATGGCCCGTCAAGACCCACCACAAAACACCCTTACCGCATGACCCACTCCCTCACGACGCTCTGGATCGGATGGGCCGTCACAGCGCGTTCTAGGGCCCTTGCTGCGGCCTTTGCGCGCCTTGCCTCGTTGCGCTTCTCTGCACTGGCCTTCGCCACTGCCGACCGACTGGCGCGCGTCGTTTCCTTGTCGCGCTTGATGCCCCGGTTCTCAGCAGCACGACGCATCGCAATGGGCGAGACGCCAAACTCAGCAGCGAGGTCATCGAGATTCGCTGTCGGGAACTCGCGGCGCAGCTTCTCCAGCCGCTCACCGATCCAGAACGCGCTTCTCATTTGTCCCCCCACACCCACATCCAGAACAGCAGCACGACGCCGACTCCACCGAGGAATCCGCAGACGACACCGGCCATGAAGACTTCAGGCATCACTCGCCCCTCGGTGCGCCAAGCACGATCCACACAATGACGATTCCGCTCAGCAGCACCGTGAAGGCAACGCCGACGAAGAAGCCGAAGATCAGGTCAGGCATTAGGTCCCCCAATCGAGCGCTTATTCTTCCACCCAGACGGGCGATTGTGAAGCGGGGCTTCGTTGGCAATTGCGGTTTGCTCAGCCCGATGCGCTTCCATGCGGCTTGGGAAATTCTCAATCTCCACTCGCGCAATTTCGCGGCCCCACACTGAATTTCCCCGGTGCTGAAGCAGCCGAGTCAATGCATTGATTGAGATGCCGACATAAAGAAGCGTGCCATCAGAAGAAAAGTGTCTGTAGAGACTTGTCCTCATTGCAGCACACCTTCACGGTACAGGCGAGAAGCCCAGCGATCCAGCTTGGCCGCGTCAACGACAACGGGGGATCCGGCTTGCTTCTTGTTCGGCCAGATATACAACTTGTCGCCGCGGACCTCAAGGCGAACCTTGTCTAGGTCGAACGGGCCGACAGTGATGTTGATTGGCTGAGTCATGTGGCAATCATGTGCCAAGACGCCAGCCGACTCAAGACAAAAAAAACTATCGCCTATGACGCAGCGATAGAAACAATTGAGTTGATGGTCGCGGCTAGCTGCCCGATGATACTTCCCATGCGCTGTTCAAGAGACCTGGGGAGGTCAGGCAGCGCGAAAGGGACCGAGATGGTCATGCACGCAATTCGCAATCGCTGGACTGATGCAGTCCTGTTCGAATGCGATGTTCCCGACGACATCGACAGCGGCATGCGTACTCGGCATGTGCTTGAGAAGGCTGTTGAAAGCCGCGCCAACCTGAGCGGCGCCAACCTGAGCGACGCCAACCTGAGCGGCGCCAACCTGAGCGGCGCCAACCTGAGCGGCGCCTACCTGAGCCGCGCCTACCTGAGCGGCGCCTACCTGAGCGGCGCCAACCTGAGCGACGCCAACCTGAGCGACGCCAACCTGAGCGACGCCAACCTGAGCGACGCCCACCTGAGCGGCGCCAACCTGAGCGGCGCCAACCTGAGCGGCGCCAACCTGAGCGGCGCCAACCTGAGCGACGCCAACCTGAGCGGCGCCAACCTG